AAACAACAACAACATCAAACACACCAAAACCAACATCATGCATCGCTATACTAGGGCCGCCCGGCGACGGGTGAAACCTGGGACGGCTGATGCGCTCGGAGTTCTGCCCCACCACGGGGACGAATTCGATATCGGGATGACACCGCGGCACTTGACCGTCAACCCCATCCGCGACTTCACGCCCAAGGTCCCCCAGACTGAGGACGAGTTTGTCGCGCACGTGGAAGGGGTAAGCAGGCCTAACCAAATGGGCCCGCTCATTAAGGGCGCGGAGCCTGTCGTCACTGATTCCAAGAGCAGGGAGTCGTATTTTGCTGCCTTCGACAAGAGATCAAACTCGCAACCCGAAGACAGTGACGACTGCTCGCCACACTTCAAGGCGCTAGCCAAGGAGCTGTGGCGCGGAATCAAACCGTTCGAGACTTTTGATGTCGATGAAACTGCCGTTCAGCGATGGATGGCGAAGTTCGACCCCCCCAAGCGCGCGCGCATGAAGAAAGCTCTCGATGAGCTTTTCGAATGCGAGGACGACGCCGGCTACCTAGGGGAGAAAACTTTGTCAGTCAAAGTTGAGGCCTTGTTGAAGCGTCATGACGGAAAGTGGGCCCCACGGCTCATCTACGACGGCAACGACCATTTCAACGCTCTCACAGGCCAAGTTGCGATGATTCTCTGTGAGAATCTCAAAACCTTGACAGACAGGCAGGCCATCGGGCCGATCAAGTACAAGTTTGCGTACAAGGCGCAAGGGACTGATCTGGCCCGCCACTTGGCTCGGGGACCCGAACTTGGGTACCGCCAGTGCGCAGAAGGTGACTTTTCGGCGAACGATTTGCGGCAAAGAAAATTTGCCACTGAGTTGTGTGACCTAGCTTACGGCGTCTTAGGATGCCCGCTATGGGCGCGCAACCTCTTTAAGGCAATGCGCACGTTCACCGTCAAGTCTTTGGTGCATGGACACCGGGCGGAGCTGGCGAATCAGCTTCCGACTGGGACCACTCTCACGACACCCCGCAACACAATTTGGAACATCACAATCGAGAGCTGTTATGCTATCGACACTGGCAACAGTGGAGTAGCTGACGTGCTCGGTGATGACTTCCTCGCGATGATGCGGAGGGCGATCAAATGCGGCCATTGGTCCGAATGGGTTTCTGAACACACAAAGATGAAACTCACCGGGCCCACTCCACAGCTGCAGGGCGAATCGACCTTCCTCTCGCGCCGCTTGCACGTCGACACGGAAACACCCGTAATGATGCCGAAACTCGGCAAAGCTTTGGCCCGGTTCAACGCCAGGGCCAGCCCAAACCAGGCCATTAGCGACTCAAGCTACATGGCGGGCAAAGCTTTGAGCTACGCTTACGAGTTCAGGCACTTCCCAATCTTCAGGGATATGTTTCTAGAGAGATTCCGGTCGGAACACGACGCGCCGGACCTTACCGAAATCAGCTACATCACCAAAATAAACGGTTGCGACACAGCAGAGCAAATGCTGGACGCAATCCGGTCCACAGACGTAGAAGTTAGCGAAGACGAAACCCGCGAGTTCATCATGGATTCGTACGGGGACACCTTCGGTCTCGTGGACGCAAAGGCGATCGCTGAGCGGATAATCCTGCACACCGACTGTACTAGCA